CTACGTAACGGTCTAGTACTGAACAACATGCATGGCTTCAGACTGTATACTTCTTCAAACCTTCCTTCAGTAGGTACGGGTTCAGGAACTACAGGTTCTGCAAACCAAAACACTAACTACGGTGTTATTGTTGCAGGTCATGACTCAGCAGTAGCAACTGCAGAGCAGATCAGTAAGACTGAAACATATCGTGATCCTGACAGCTTTGCTGACATCGTTCGTGGTATGCATCTATACGGCAGAAAGATTCTTCGTCCAGAAGCAATCGTAACTGCTAAATATAACGCAGCGTAAGGGGAGATTGAATTATGGCTTTAGGTGATAATACACTTCAGTCTGCTCGGGGAGCCAATGCTAACCCAGGTAGAAAACCCTACATGGTTCAAACTGTTTTGAATCTAGCAACTGCTTTGTCTGACAAAGGTTCTGCTCTTGCAGCTTCTGATGTCATTCCAGTAATTGCTGTCAAAAAAGGAACTATGATCATCAACGCAGGTATTGAAGTTGATACTGCTTCTGACGGTTCTACATTTACTGTAGATCTAGGAATGGTAGATGCTGACGTATTCGTTGATGGGTTTGATGGAACATCTGCTGCGGCAGTAGTTGCTCAAAATCCTGCAGCTTATCAGCCTGTAATGGCTGTTGCAGATGACAACATTGACCTAACAATTGCTTCACTATCTGGTGGTGCAGTTACTACAGGTAAGTTGCGCATCTGGGCAGTTATGATGGACTGTACAGATCAGGGTAATGACGGAACTGCTAATGAAGTAGATCGTGACGCACTTGCATAAATAACTTAGGGGGCAGGGAAACTTGCCCCTTTAAGCTTATCTAAGGGATTTTTTAATGTCAACTTATATAACATTGGTCAACCAACTTCTTGTTCGTTTGAACGAAGTAACGTTAGATACAGCAGGTGAAGGATTTACTACAGTACGTAATGTTCAAGCACTTGCTAAAGATGCTATTAATAACTCCATTAGAAATATAGTCCAAACAGGACAAGAGTTTCCATTTTTAAAAACAACAAATACACAGACATTAACAGCAGGTACTAGGCAGTATGCTTTTCCTGCTGATTTTGCTTCTGTAGATTGGGATACTTTTTACATAAAAAAATTAGGATCTGCAGGTAATACACCTAGTTTTCTTCCTACAATATCTTTTGAAGAGTATACTCAAAGGTTTCGTGGATTAGATGACGAGGGTGATTCTGGTTCTGGTATATCAGCTCCACAACGTGTATATCAAACATTAGAAGCAAAGTTTGGTGTTACACCTGTTCCAAACGATAGTTATGTAGTAGAGTATGTGTACTTTTCATTTCCTGCTGATTTAGCAGCTTTTAATGACACATCTATAATACCTGATAGATTTAATCATGTAGTTATTGATGGTGCAATGATGTACATGATGAGATTTAGATCTAATGATCAAAGTGCTGCCATACACCAACAAAATTTTCAAGATGGTGTACGATCTATGAGACGAATACTTATGGATGATCCGCTTGATGTTAGATCAACAGTATTACAAAGAAATAAATCATTTAGTAACACTATTAGCAGTATTGTATAATGGCCGAAAATTTAGCTTCCTTTAAAGTCTTCTGTCAAGGAGGACTAAATACTAGCAGAGATGTATTATCTCAGGGTGAAACACAACCTGGATCAGCCATATCTTTAATTAATTATGAACCTGCTGTTACTGGTGGCTATAGAAAAATAAATGGTTTTAGTAACGACTACGGAACAGTTACAGGCACAGGAAGTGTATTAGGTGTTTGTGTAGCTAATGGCATTAACGATGGTATACTAGCTTGCCGTACACCCTCTAGTGGTAATAACTACTTACACAAATGGAATAACTCTACTTCAGCTTGGGATGCTGTAACTACTTCAGGTTCACCTACAATGGTAGGAGTAACTAAAGTTAGATTTACAAAATATAATTTTTCTACTCCAAAAATAGTATTGACAGATGGAATAAACCCTGCAGCTACCTATGACGGTACAACTTATACTCAGATTACTCATGCAGATGCACCTACAGACCCTAAGTTTTCTGCAGTGTTTCAAAACCATGTGTTTTTAGCAGGTGATCCTGCAGAAAATTATAATTTATATTTTAGTGCTCCTTTAGTAGAAACAGACTTTAGTGTAGCAAACGGAGCAGGTGTATTTAATGTAGGTTTTCCTATTGTAGCAATAAAACCTTTTAGAGATGCCCTCTATATTTTTGGTACAAATAATATTCGTAAACTTGTTGGCAACAATATAGCTAACTTTGTGTTAGAAACAGTTACTGATAATCTAGGATGCCTAGCTACAGACAGTGTTATAGAAATTGGTGGAGACTTACTATTTTTATCACAAGATGGTCTGCGTCCAATATCAGGTACAGATAAAATTGGTGACGTTAATCTAGAAACTGTATCAAAAGATATACAGTCTATTTTTACAGATATTGTATTTGACATAGACCTTGAAGGATTAAATGCTGTAGTAATAAGACAAAAAACACAGTTTAGATATTTTTTTGCAGCGGCAGAAACACAGGGTATTATAGGTGGTTTTAGACAAACTCCAAATGGATTGCAGTTTGAATATAGCCAGATGCTTGGGCTTGTTGCTACTTGTGCAGACAGTGGCTATATAGGTCAAAATGAGTTTGTAATTCATGGCGATAGTTCAGGAAAGGTACAAAGACAGGAGCAAGGTAATGACTTTGATGGAACTGATATTTTTAGTTTATTTCAAACTCCTTTCTTTCACATGCAAGATCCAGAACAACGTAAAATATTTTACACAGTAGCTACATATTTACGTTCTGAAGGTGATAACTCTATAGTTATGTCGGCTGTGTATGATTATGAGGATGTAGATGTATTATCACCTTCAAACTTTACACTAACAACTACAGGGGCGGCAGCATATTATAATGAAGCTACATATAATAGCACTGCAATATTTGATGGTAATCCGTCACCAGTACAACGCACTAATATATCAGGATCTGGTAAATCAGCATCTTTTAGATATGTAACTAATGATTCCAATGCGTCACACAGTGTACAAGGTTTAGTGATTACATTTGGGGTAGGAGATAGGTTATAACATGGCAGGGTATTCAAGACAATCAGCAGCAGATATTATTGCTAATGCGGTTATTAAAGCTGCACCAGTAAACGCAGAGTATAACGCAATACGAGATGCGTTTGCTTTATCAGGTGGACACAAACACGATGGTAGCTCTACTGAGGGTTCATATGTACCGCTTATTGCTGACACAGACGCACTAAACAAAGTTGTAATAGATACTGGTAACAACCGTATAAGTTTTTATAATGAAGTATCTTCTACTGCTGTAGAACAGATTAGATTAGAAGATGGTGTACTAAAACCTATAACTGATAATGATATTGATCTTGGTGCATCTGGTTTAGAATTTAAAGATTTGTATGTTGATGGTATTGGATATATTGACACTGTACAAATACACGAAAATGCTACTGTTACAGGTACTCTTGGTGTATCTGGTGACACTACTGTAGCAAATATTACATCTACTGGTACATCTACTCACGCTACTGTAGACATTAATGGTGGTGCTATTGATGGTACTGTAATTGGTGCTTCTAGTACTGCTGCAGGTAGCTTTACAACTGTAACTACATCAGGTCAAGCAACACTAGCTACTGCAGATATTGACGGTGGAACAGCAGACAATGTAGTCATTGGTGGTAGTACCGCTGCAGCTATTACAGGTACTACTGTTACTGCTAACACAGGTTTTACAGGTGATCTTACTGGTGATGTAACAGGTAACGTTACAGGTAATGTCACTGGTAACATAACTGGCAATATAACAGGTGATGTAACTGGTAATGTTACAGCCTCAAGTGGCTCATCTACATTTAACAATATGACTATTAACGGTACACTAGATGTTACATCTACTGTAATTAACAATGTTAGTGATCCAACAACGGCACAACAAGCTGCCACTAAAAATTATGTAGACACAGAAGTAGCTGCACTTGTTGACTCTGCTCCAGGTACGTTAGATACACTAAACGAACTAGCTGCTGCCTTGGGTGATGATCCTGACTTTGCAACTACTATTACCACAAGTATAGCAACCAAGCTGCCATTAGCAGGTGGTACGATGTCTGGTGCAATAGCTATGGGTACAGCTAAGATTACTGGTATGGGTGATCCTACTGCTAATCAAGATGCAAGCACAAAAGCTTACACAGACACACAACGTGATACACGTCTAGCATTATCTGGTGGCACTATGACAGGTGCTATTGACATGGGTAGTGCTAAGATTACAACTACCTATACACCTACAAACAATGCGGATTTGACAACTAAGACATATGTTGACGGTGTTTTAGGGTCAGCTACTGCTGCAGCTACAAGTGCCTCTGCTGCTGCTACATCAGCCACTGCTTCTGCCTCAAGTGCTACTGCCGCTGCAACTTCTGAAACAAATGCTGCAGCTTCTTTTGATTCGTTTGATGACAGATACCTTGGTGCTAAGTCTTCTGCACCTACAGTAGACAATGATGGTGATGCACTTATTACTGGTGCTTTGTATTTTAATTCTACAGACAATGGGTTATATGTTTATACAGGTTCAGCTTGGGTAAGTAATACAAACTACGGTGTAGCATTTACTAACCATACAGCTACAGGTGGTCAGACAGCTTTTGCGGTAAACTATTCAGTTGGTTACGTAAATGTTTATTTAAATGGCGTAAAACTTTTACTAGGCACAGACTTTACAGCTACTAATGGTACTACAATTGTACTATCTTCAGGTGCTACTGTAGGTGATATTGTTGACATTGTAGCTTACAACATCTTTACTATTGCAGATACATATACACAAACACAGGCTAATGCAAACTTTGCTCAAGTAGCAAATAACTTATCCGATCTTGCAAGTGCATCTACAGCTAGAACAAATCTTGGTTTAGCTATTGGTTCAAACGTACAGGCTTATGATGCTCAATTAACAGACATTGCAGGACTTACACCTACAGATAGTAACTTTATTGTTGGTGACGGTTCTAACTTTATATTAGAATCTGGTGCTACAGCCAGAACTTCTTTAGGATTATCTATTGGTTCAGATGTACAGGCTTATAGTTCTAATCTAGCATCTATAAACCAAGACTTAGCTACAGATGACAGTGTAACATTTAATAATGTAGTCACAGGAACAACAAATCATGGTTCAGTATCTGCTACCCTTAACTTAGCCGCAAGTGGTGGACAAATACAACAGCTAACACTAGGTGCAAGTATTACTATTAGTAGCTCTAGTTTAGCTAATGGAGACTCTTTAATTCTTATGGTTGATGATGGTTCAGCATACGCTGTTACTTGGTCAGGATTTACTTTTTCTAATAATGATGGTGTAGCTCCTACACTAGTAACTAGTGGTTACAACGTTTTTAGTATTTGGAAAATAGGTGGGACAGCTTATATTTCTTATGCAGGGGATCAATAATGATTGGGGCTGCTAGTGTAGTAGCAGTAGGACGTAATCACGTTTTAGAACGTGAGATACTTTATACTACTCCAGGAACACACAGTTGGACTTGCCCTGCAGGAGTAAACTACGTTTCCGTTGTTTGCATAGGCGGTGGTGGTGGAGGTATGTATTACAATGTTAGTAATAGTGGCTGGCGTTACTCTATGAATGGAGGAGGCGGTGGAGGATTAGCTTGGATGAACAATATATCTGTAACCCCTGGAACTAGTTATAATGTAGTTGTTGGAGCAGGAGGTTCTAATGGAGCCTATTCGTCAGGTTCGACAGCAGGTGATCGGTCTTATTTTTGGTCGCAGTTTATACTCAGAGCTAATGGCGGTGGTGCAGGTAGATACAACACCGATATATCAGGTGGTGCTATTGTTACAAGTGGTAGTTACGGAACTTCCAGAGGCGGTGGTGTAGGAGGTGGTGCTGATAGTGCCAGTAGTAATACTTATGGTCCTGCAGGTGGCGGTGGCGCAGGTGGTTACTCTGGCAACGGTGGTGACGGTAAAGATGATAATGCCTCTAGTGGAAACGATGGTTCTGGTGGAGGTGGAGGTGGAGGCGGTGCTGCAAG